ATTCAGAAGCAGCTTGAGCGCAGAAGATCCAGCAACATCATGAACACGATCCGGGTTTTCATTGAGCCACACAATCAGTTCATAAATGCGTGTCGGAGGCGTATTTTGATTCATCATTTTCGCGTGAAACCTCGGCATTATTGCCGAGTAGGTAGAGCGCAGAACGCTTCGCGTTCGTTGCTTTGTGGCGTACCTGTTCACTCTCCTTTTTTGCCACAGTTGAATAACCATAACCATCCGCACGTTGTACCAAAGTACAGTGCTTGTAGGATATGCCTTGAACGACACCCGTTGCGGTTTGTATATTGAAGTATCCATTTGCACGAACCACTAAGCGCCCAGAATGGATTCCAGATTTCTTACCAGTAGGAACACTGGCCTTAACCATATCACCCGTCTGGAAACCTTTGATACTCTTTTTCCTAGTTAGGTATCCACGCGGAAATCCGAATGCATTCAACTGTGTGCGCTGATAGCGTCCTCGACCTGTACACTTAATTGCCAGTGTCGGTCTTTGCCAGCCCGTAACGGAACTAACTCGACCTACGCATACCGCATCAAGCGCGTGTGTTTTCGGAATACCGAGTTGCATACGATTGAATTTCGTCAAACCGCCTGAACCTGTTGTGACCGGAACGTTAACAGCTTTGAGCGCATTGAACAACGCCCAACGGGTTGAATTAACCGCCGATGCGTCTTTAAGAGGTCGTTTTGCTTGAGCCAAAATACGATCAAGTCGTTTGGTATCGTTCGCCAAGAATACGCGAACATCCTGCGCACCTTTTTTCTGGTTGCATGATTGGCAAGCCAAGGCCAGATTCGAGACCCGATTGCTTCCGCCTTTAGATCGAGGATGGATGTGCTCAATCTGTAATGGCACATCTTTTGCACCGCAGTACGCGCAAACCCTGTTCCACTTGTTGAGCAGATATTCGCGCACTTCATAACCGGCTAATGTGCCTTGTTGATACTCAACACCAGAAATTTCCACATTCTGCATTTTTTGCATATCAAACCGAACCAGTTCCTGAGCAATACCAGCAACCGGCACCACACGTTGAAAACGATTGACCCATGCAACGGTTGTATCAACCCGGTGTTGTAGAGAAGGAGCTAACCAACCTTTAGGTTTTGTCCGATTGTCGAAACGGGCTGGCCTATACCGCAACTTGGAACGACGAAAACTTCGATGTTGCCTCCGTGCCGTTAAAGCCTCGCTAATCTGACGCCCGCGATGCAACAATTCAAAAAGATTAAGCACATGGACACCAACACTAATTTCACCACTTTCCGCATCAATTTTCTCTGATTCTCTGACCACTGCAATACCTGTAAACTTACTACCCGGATCAATTTTTACCTTGATCGGTTGTAATACACAACTGGAAACTTCACGATCAACAATGCGTATCGAAAACGGGATCAGCCGATGAACACGCGCACGACCAGACGCGAGCAGTTTTTTTGCTCGTTTCTCGCTGCACGGCATCAGCGGTTTTCCTCGTTTGTCGATTACAAATACTGCCATTTACTTCCTTAAATGCGCTTACGCGCCTAGTGACGGAGACCTTACGGCCTCGCTCCCCTCGGGAATGTCTGTAACCGGCTCCTGCCTTGCGGCAGCGACTAGAACCTTCGGGCCTTTACCTTTGCCCAGCATGATCCTAATCTTCCAGTGTCCGGGACTGAGGAAGCATCCCGGAGTGGGTCTCAACGACCTGTTACAAACGTAGCGGATTGGATACCGCTTTCCCTGGTCAACCAAGCTATCAACCTTACGGTTTCTAGCTCCAGCCCGAAAGCCGGGGTAATTGACTAAAAATCGTTAATCCGATCAACTAAATGTCGGTTTTTTTCCAAAAAATAGTTATACATGCCCATCTTGTTTTTCTTTGGTACTTCTTTTTGATACTCTTTCACAATCTCTTTCGCTAAAGAAGTAGGTATCTGACTCAGATCAATCAAACGTCGATTCCGAGTATATCCAGCTTCGGCTTTCCAATACCGCCTACCGCTGTTAGTTTTTGTCTCGGCCAAAACTTGTTGCGTAATTGGCAACTGTTTTTTCTTATCGACAAATGACATATCATGGCTTCGAGCGTTAGGAATTCCATCACTACGATCACCGCGCATGATCAACTCGTGAAGTTGCTCTAGTGCTTGTTCTTGCGTCAGTTTGAAATATTCGTCTTTGATAGAACTGTATTGAGCAACATTCGGAAACCGATGTAGTTGCTTGAAATCCTTATCACCAGACACAATCAAAATGTCTTGTGGCCTTTTCTCTCCAAACTCGTCCTGAATCAGTTCATTGAATTGCGACCAAATAGTCAATACACCAATAATATCATCAGCTTCCGCATATTCGACTTCAATCAACCTGTACGGGAAACATTGCTTGATACCAGTTTTCATATCATCAACAGTTTCTCGAATTTCATCCCACGGTAAGGTAGACGCTTTGCGTATTGCTTCGCGGCTATGCTTATATGGAGGAAAAACACTTCGACGCCAATATTTATCGTTGTCGATTGCGATACACAATTCCCCGTACTTTGTTCCAAACTTTCGTTTGATTCGAATCAATGACGAAAAAAGGCTTTCCATCAAAAGTTGTGACACATCAGACGGGCGAGCCGCAAAATCACGCTCAAGAACGTGAGAGTTTGCGTGGATCATCGCACTGAAATCAACAAGGATCATTTGTCCAATTCACCAAAATTGGTGGATTCTACCTCCAGAGCGACGTAGTATTCCAATTTGCCATCAGCACTTCGGAACCGGCTAACACGTTTACGATGCAACGCAACACGATACTCTGTCGGAATCATCTTCATGTTTTCTGTTCGCATGTAAGCTGTAAACGGGAGTTTTGTACTTGCTTCTCCCAAATCCAACACGAAAGCGTTTGAAGTATCGTTCTTTTTATCAGCGACTAGAGCAGAAACAGTACCGCCACCGTCAGAAGTAAAAGCCACGTCATACGCTCTAAGAGTCGTTGATGCACGCATAATTCTCTGAAAATCGTGTTCTTTGATGGTAAATTCAACATCTTCTCCCGGAAAAGCAATTTTCTTGCTTCGATAGATCAAAACAGATGGGTCTGCAAAATAAAATTTTACACTGCTTCCAGCACCTTCCAATCGAACAAATTTTTCCTCAAACTTGAGTTCTGGCGGTGTTTCAAACAACGCACAAGCCCCAAGAAATTCGGACAAGTCGTAAATCCCAAACTGCACAGGAAACACTTCTGAAACCTTTGCATACCCAACAATCGTTTTTTGGGCATTCATAGTGTTCAATTCACTTCCGGGCATGATCAAAAGATTCGAATTGATCGAAGAAAAGTTTTTGAGAACAGCTATCGTTTCTCTTGATAATTTCATAAAAATTCCTTTGGTAGTCAATTTGCAAATTTTAACACGACAACGATTGAAAGTGAAGGGATGCTTTTTCTTTACACTCCAAAAATTTTTCAATGTACTCGCGTTTCAGAGGACGAACAAAAACTTGAGGACTGCCCATTTGACATCCTCCCCGGCTCAAAGGCGGGAGATTCCTACTGCGTTCAACACAAAACATGCTGACTCGCTTCGGCGGGTTCCTGCTTCACAGAACGGCCTTGCTGCACCGATTCTCCACAGGCTAACAAGCGGTATCCCCGCTCTAAAATGTTAATCGCGCCGACCAAATCGGCGTTTTCCTTAAAACCACATTCTACACATGCAAACTTGGCTTGTGTTTGGCGGTTCTCTGCGGCAACATGACCGCAGTGCGGACACGTCTGGCTTGTGTAATGAGCCGGAACTGGAAGCAGAATGCCACCGTTCCAAGTCATTTTGTATTCCAGTTGTCGCCTGAATTCGTCCCATCCCTGATCGAGAATGGCGCGATTCAGTCCAAACTTCTGAGCTACGTTTTTACCCGGTGCTTCGCTATTGCCTTTAGAAGACTTGGACATATTCCGTACCTGCAAATCTTCAATAACAATCATAGCGTGGTTTTTGCTGATTGTGGTTGAAGTCTTGTGCAGGAAATCTTTGCGGGCATTAGCGATAGTGCTGTGAATCTTCTGGACTTTAGCTTTCGCCTTTTTCCAGTTACTACTGAACTTAACCTTTCGAGACATGGCACGTTGGTACCGTGCTAGTCTTTGTTGATGTTTCTTGAAACTGTTAAGCGGTTTAATATAGCTACCATCGCTCAAGGTAGCAAACCGAGTAATGCCCATGTCGATTCCAATGGCGCTAGTAGCTGTTGGAATAGGTTGTTCAACTTCGCGTTCAGTTTGAATACTCACAAACCACTTGTCACCGGCTTTGCTGATAGTGACATTGCGTACATTGCCTAGCACATCACGACTGTTGCGGTAACGCAACCAACCAAGTTTAGGCAGGTAAATACGGTTGTTGCATTGTTCTAGTTTGATACTTTTCGGGTCTGGATAACGAAAACTGAGGTGTTGCCCTTTTTTCTTGAACTTTGGAAAATCCGCACGCTTGGCAAAGAAATTGGCATAGGCACGTTCCAAATTCTTGAGCGATTGTTGCAACGGGTGAACAGGAGAATCTCTTAACCACGTAGTATCGGTGCTGTTGCGCCATTCTGTGAGCATCTTGCACAACCCCGCATAACCAAGCTTTTTCTCGCGTTGCTCGTAACGCTCTTTCTGCATCGCTAAAGCCTTGTTGAAAACAAACCGGCACGACCCGGCGAAGCTACGCATTTTGCGTTGCTGTTCGCCGTTTGGCATCAGTTCGTATTTGTAGGCTTGTAGACGTTTCATGGCTTTATTATACTAGGTCTATGGTTCAAAAGCAACAACAGATTTACTTTCGCGCTATCATTCCCCGCCTTGAACGGCGGGGTTTGTCGCGCAACTAAAATCAAGAACAGATCGAACCCATTAACTGGCTGTTCCAACTCGTTCAGAAGCCTCGATAAATTCTTTGACCAACGAAGAACGAACAATATCATTGATCGTAAACCGTATCCCCGTATGAGATTTCATGCGATTAGCAACTTGCATGAATTCCCCCAATCCACTAACTTCATGACGCTTGAATTGCAGATCATCCTGACGCACATCCCCACAAATGATGATCTTCGAATCATGCCCAACTCGGGTAATGATAGTTGACAGTTCTCCGAAGTGCATGTTCTGAGCTTCATCGACTATGATCACAGAGTTGTTAAAAGTTGTTCCGCGCATGAAAGATGTGACCATAAAACGGATATGCTTTTGTTCAACAAGTCGTTGGTATGCATCAGGACGACCAAGCAAGTCTGCCGCAATCTGCGTATAGGGAGTTTCATACATTGCGGCTTTTTCTTCAACAGTACCAGGGGTGAAACCAATATCACGGCCCTGCACAGCAGATCGAACAATAATCAAATGCTGATATGGTGTCGATTTATCCAACACTTCATCCAACGCAAGATACATCGCCAAAAAGCTTTTCCCGGTTCCAGCACTTCCCAACAAAGTCATAAAATAATCACCACGTCGATAGGCTTTGAAAACCTCGTTTTGCGCCATTGTCAATGGCTTAATTTCTTTCAAGTTGTTATGACTAACTTTCAGAGTCGTTGTACGCGGGGCATACTCAGGCGCAGGACGTTCGATTTCTTGGACTACATTACGTTTTGCCATAATTATTTTTTTAGAAAGTCTGGTTAGTTAATATCAGGAGGGAGATACGGAGCCAAAACTGGTTCTCTCCAACCTGCCGGTTTTACGACTTTACCATTTTCGTCACGGTTAGCATACATTCCAGATCCTTGACAAGTTGGGCAATCTGGATTCAATGGATCAGGAGCATCGCACAAAGAAAACTTTTCAAAATTTGCCCTTGCCACTTCCTTCCATGCATCCGGCGTTGCATAGCCACCAGCAGCAGTTGCACCAATTGTGACCCAAACAATGTCTAGCAAATGATCAAGCAACTTCGCGGCTTTTGCTTGTTGATTATTAAATACGGAGTTGACAAAATCGGGTGTATCTTTGTTTTTGAGTTTTTCAGCAGCCTTTTTGAGTTCAATTAGGAGTTCTGGTGTAAAAACGTCACTACCTTCGAATTCAGTAACGAGTTCCGACATTTCTTCCATCATCAACCCAAGTTGAAATTGTAGAAGCTTAGAATCAAATCTTCGCATCCGTTGAAGTTGTTTCGCAATCATCATCCATGAAACCACGGAAGAAATAGGGTTTTCACTGATTGATTGGAACACCGAAACGGCATGAGCTTGAACTTCTTGTTGTGTTACAACAACTTCTGCGTCTACGTGCTCTGTTTGTTGCTTTTCTTCTGTATTCATAAAATTTCCTAAACAACGGCAAAGTCGCCGGGAGATTTACGGGGCTTCAAATGCAAAACGATACATTCACCAGCATCATCATAAGAAATATCAAAACAAATCAAGGAAGATCCAAAATAAGTCAATACTCCATTAGTATAACGAATTGACGTAATTTTGTTTTTTGATCTTTTGGAATCTACATTATAAAGTTCGGTAATAAGTTCCTTCATCGTTTCATTAAAATCATACCGAAGCCTAAGATTGACCGATGTGATAATCGTTTGGAATTGTGCTTTGTCAGAAACTTTGATTTCCATGCAAACAAGGGGGATTGCTCCCCCTTCCCTTCTTAAGTTTTTGCTTCCAAGTGTGCAAAATAGTCTTCGATGCTTCCTTCGTCCGAATCGAAGTTTGACTCTGCGCTTGTACCGCTTTCTTTCTTTTCCATCAAGGGAGCAATTGACGGCTTTTCAGGCGCTGATTTTGCAGGTGGCAGACTTGACTGTTGAATACTTCCGCCAAGCCCGAAACGAACATTGTCGGTGTTCCCGATAACCGCCAAAAACTTGCGCTTGAGTTCGTCGTATGACTTGAACTGATCTGGAGCAACGAATGAAGACAATAGTGGCAATTCCTCCATCATCTTCACAACTTTGTCAATATCAGCGTTCAGAGGCCCCTTCTTGTACCACGAACTTTTGTCATAGTTCATCTGTTCATCAACTTTTGTCGCCCGAAGCTTAAATGTTGCACCATCGTCCCACATATCCCATGCGCTTGCAATTTCAGTTTCTTCATCGACAAACTGTGGTTTCGCCTTTTCCATGATCATTTCAAAAATCTTCCTCCCGTATCGGAAAAAGAAAACCTTTCCTTCATTGTCGGGATTACCCGGATCACGAACAACATAAATCTTTGAAATATAAAAAAGCTTTCGTTTACGTTGACGCGCAATCGCTTTCGCTTCATTAGTACCGACCTCATTCCACAAGATTGTGTTTGCTTCTGCTACCGGATCGTCTTCGCCAATGGTAGTACGAGAATTTTCGATATACCACTTACCTGTCGGCCCCTTGAATTCATGTTTGTACAGTTTAACCCAAGGCAGATCATCACCATCCAAATTGATCAAAAATCGAATATCAGCAGAAGCATTTCCACTCTTATCAGGAGTGTATTTCCAAAACCTCGGATCTTCGTATGACGAATTACTGTTCGATTTACTCATTTCTTCCGTGATTGTAGAAAAGCTAGAGGCAGCTTTAGCACGGAGTTTATCAAGTTGTGTAGACATTTGTATTTCCTTTAAGATGCGCCACAGAATAACGTGGCAAAAGTGGCATTAACGCCTAGTTTTATTCACGAATGAACCGCTTCAAATCGACACCATACTTTGATTCGATCTCGCTTATCTCGTCATCGTCATCATTCTGAACGATTGACTTCGATTTTTTAGTTACATTGGATGAACGCTTTTGGAATTCTTCATCTTCAAGCGTTTTCCGAAACTTTTTACAGTTTTTAACAGTCTTCATGGTGAAAATTTTAGAGAGTAATGTTATTCTTCGCCGTCCAGAAAAGCAACGTTTGCCGAGCAATCGTTAAAAATCTCATTTTGACACCTGTTCCAATATGTAGGCAGTGTATCCCATCGGGAATTGAAAAGCAAGACTTAATCGAACACAAAGCCACTATGACGTGAGCGATCCGTCGAACGATCAAACAACGGAACATCATCACGATTCGCAGGAGAATCCTTATCGGCTTTCGGCGTATCGAACAACGGCGCATCAACATCAAACAGCTTCATGCGACTCTTATCGACGCCAACGATGAACCGCCGCATCACCGAAACATCCGAATATCGGTTTTTCAGTTGTTTGAACAGCAGTTGATTGGCCTTTTCAAGTTCTTCGTTCGTCATCACAACAAGAAGCAAATCGGCAGTCATAGGGCCACCAACGCTATCGGAAGTGTCCCCCAAATCAACATCGGAATTGTTCATCCCACCACGATTGGTTTGCGTGCTTGTTATAAGTGCAACATCGTATTCTACAGCCAAACCGCGCAGTTCTTCCGCAATCGACTTCACATAGGAGTAAGTATTCACTCCAGTTCCCATCTTCAATCGCTGACTTGCAGCAATGTTCATGTAGTCCACAATGACGATCTGAGGGCGGAAATCTTTCTTAACCTTTAGTTCCTCAATGAGAGCACGAAAATGGCCAGCATGAGCCTGAGCAGTAGGATACTCTTTGATGATGATTTTACCACGCTTGAGCGCATTGATCTTTTCAAGATAAATCCCCTTGTTCATCTTTTTAAGGTCTTGCAAGGGCACATTCAGTAGGTTAGCATCAATACGTTCAGCAATCCGTTCCTCGGCCATTTCGAGAGTAATGTAGAGTACATTGTAGCCCTTCAACAGATAGCTTGCTGCAAAATGACAATTTACCAAGGTTTTCCCAACACCAGTTGGAGCCATGATGATTGACAAAGTTTTCGGCATCAGTCCACCATTGGTAATGGTGTTCAAACACTCAAGGTCAAATGGAATCTTTTCCTCAAACTTGTGGCGCAAATCAAACCGCGCTTCCGCGTCCTCAATAAAATCATGTCCGATCTTGGTATCGAAATTGATCTGCAAAGCATTTGAAAATAAGGTAGGCAACGAATCCTTTTTCATACTTGGATGGTTCCCTTCGATAATCTCAAGTGACTCCATAATCGCCAAAAACAAGGCTCGATCCCGACACCACTTTTCCGTTTTTTCAATCAACCACTTTTCATCTGTTACAACGACTTTATGAAGTTCGCTTAGGAGTTCATGACTTTCGGAAATCACTGCATCTGGAAAGCCGGTCAACGAGTTAACATCGAGGCTAACCATCGTCATTGTTGGAACTTTATTGTACTTATTGAAACTTTGTTGAAACGCCGAAAAGATTGCTTGTTCTGGTTTCTCGCTGAAATAATCTGGTTTAATATAAGGGGTCACATATCGTGCATACGTATCACTGTTCAAAAGACCACCAAGGATTGCTATTTCAATTCGTTTTGGCAAGTTCATAGTGAGAGTTGATAAGTGCATTGTTCTTGGTTCGACATTTCTTTCACAACTTCTTCCAACACACTATACAGACTTGGGCGACTATCTTCTTCAAAATCCTTTTGATTAACCCACTTGAAAACCGAATTCTCTGTTTTACTTTGGATAACCATTGTAGGCAAATTTTCAGCCCAAGCATCTAAAATCTTCACGAATACCAATAATGTATCCGTTGAAAACTGAAACATATTGTAAAAGTCAACAGTCACGTCATCAAGCTTGAGCTTCGTCATCTGTTTCTCCGGTTTCTTCTACAGTTGCAGGAACCTCGCTACCAAACATAAACGCACTCTTAGTATACGTGTCAATCATATCAAGAGTAGCAGGAGTAAAATACTTTTCTGGATCTGCGTAAATCCTAGATTCAAATGTCTTTTCTTCGCCAATCTTGATAAACTTTCCCTCTTTCGACCAGATCCCCGCTGCAAGGGCAAAATCGAGAAGTCCGTGATACCGAGACAAGCCATTTTCATAGGACAAGCTTGTTTCGACTTGCAACCCTTCGCGTGTAAAGCGGCTTTTTGCCAACGTGATTTTCAGAGTGTTCCCAACAACGAGCGAACCATCCTTTTCTCGGGTTTTGCTGATCATCAGGACTGTGCTAGCAGCATAGTTGCCACCTTTGCCACCACCTGTCGTTTTTGTCGGAACATACGATCCAATTGTATCACTCACATGGTTTGTCATGATCAGTGGGACATTCAAAACACCCATTTCGAGCGACAAGATCCTGAAAGCCCCACGGATCAATTGAGCGCGTGTCATGTCCCGCGTATCTTCACCTTCCTTCGCATCCCCAATTTCTTTACTCGTCGAAAGCATCCCCAACGAATCTAGCACCATCATCATTGGAGGACGATTTTTCATTTTTTTGTATGATTCCAAAACCCTAGCAGCTTGTGTTCGAAATTGTTGTACTGTTGCAACAGGCACAACAAGAATTCGACTCGTATCCATCTTACGGGATTTGAACATATTCAAACTCAAAGCACCTTCTGATTCAAAAAACACAACCTGACCAGTCGGGTTTTTACTCAAGAAATCGGCCATGAAGGACATGGCAAAGTACGTTTTGCCGACCGATGGATCACCTGCCAACATGATCGTTTTGTTTGATGGAAACCCCCCATAAATTGATCCGCACAAAAGAGCATTCAAGGCATAGCTGCCAGTGTCTATGTATGTTGATACTTGACCGATAAGGCCATCTTCGACTACTGATGCATATTCATTGCCGAGAACAGAGACAATATTTTCCAAAAAAGTGTTTGTTGCCATAGGAGAAAGATAAAATAGTGATGGAAGACAATTCTATGCTGGCTAGAATTGAACGCTAGAGATTGACTACATCAAACGTCTGCAACCTTGTCCAGTTGCGAACCAGGAGTGCGATGATGAATGTCCCGTAGAACCTCTTTGAATCCCCCAGGAACCTTTTGGCGTGACAGGCGAATAGGATCTATAAAGGAATTGATAGGGGGCGTCAAATGGACTTGCTCAAGTTCGGGGTGAGTTTCCAAAAAGGTTTCACGTTCAGAAATTTTCATCAACTGTTCGAACGTTTCACCAGTTTCTTTGTTGCGAAATTCATATGTGGGCATAGCGGTTCCTTTTGTTGTTTGGTAGTTATCACGAGACTACGAAGTTTACTTTCTCCCGTAGGAACCACGCTTAACTCCAGAAATGCTTCCGCGACCACGTTTCTGTCCATCTGTTGAAATGGTATCTGTATTATAATCCATATTCTTTTCGTATGTCAAGCCTTGATTTGTGTAGTAAATTGTACCACATCGAAGTTTTATCTCTGATTGGTCTTTTCCCCACCGATAATCTACCACGGAAACGGATGGATCTGAATTTCCTAGATCACACACCTTGCTCAAAAGTTCATCTAATGAAATCATGGACGATAAAGGGGCCTTTCGGCCCCTCCCTCTTGTTATGCCAGTGCCAGAAGTTCTTCCATCGCACGATCTTTCATGTCCGAGGAAGCGCCTGTAAAACTATCAGCAAACTGCGCTGACTGATCGCGGCGACCTGTACCGTGAGTGTACATATTCGTAACCGCATTCAACGCGCCCCAAGCTGTACCCTTTGCCATGTCTGCGCCTGCACCTTCATTGTACAGACTCAACAGTCTATCGAGCCTACGAGTGGCACCCCACTTTTGATCTTCTTCGGAAAGCTTCGGATCGAACACCAGCTTCTTGAAGAACTCATTGACTTGTTGATCTGCCATCGGCGTTTCGGCCAGCTTGTTGATCTTATTGATGAACACGACCCAACTATCATCAAGAACGCCCATGTCAATCTTGACCGATTTGGCATCGAATTCGGCATGGTGAGTCTTGCGAATCACTTTACCGCCTTCACGAAGCGCGACATTCAGCGTGTTATTGCACACCACCCGAGTTGACACAAATTGTGCTGTTGTCGATTGAGTACCATCCACAGAAGTTGTCAGAAGCAGGTTTCCACGAACTTCATCATTGCCATTGATCTTGGTTTCCTTGCCAACTTCGGCAAGTGCCCAAAACTTTTTGCCGCCAAACAAGGTTCCAGCAGTCGAAAGCTTCATTCCATTCAAGGCGACCAGATCGCGGAAAAATTCAAGAACCTCTCCAGGTTGTACAATCTTGAAACTTTCACCCATCACCGAAAGCGGCGCTTTCGTATCGCTACGGTAGAGCACTTTCTTACCAGGAAACGGAACAACCTGATACCCTTGATCGTTGGTGTAGTCAAAAAATACATCCGAACGCTCGACTGTCCAATCCAAACCGGCAACCTTTTTCCATTCTTCGATGGACGCATTTTCTGGAAGTTCGTTTCCAAGACCGTGCCAAATTGCATCCCGACTACCGATGAAAGCAAATTCAACGGAACCATCTTCACGTACTGTAAGTTCATGAGACATGACAAACTCCAAAGTTGAGAAAGAAATTACAAACCACAATTGAATTGTACATCAATTTTCCCGACTGTCAAGAACCTTTTTCAACGTTTGTGGTAGCGGCCATAGAAAACGCCACCCGGAACGTGAATTGC